TTTTTAGCGTTTCTTCGCAAGGTTCTAAATATATCATTCTACTTTGTTTTATTTTTTATTTTCCCACCGCACAAAAAGAAAAGAAAAAAGTTTCATCTTTCAAATCCGCAAGCTTACACACCTAAAAAGATGGCTATACGGCACTAAAACGCACACTATACAAAACGTCAAGAATTCAATTCAGGTACAAGCGGTGAGATTACTTTAGCATCTTCACGTTCCAATCGGCCAGCGTATATAAGTAAATCTTGCGCTACGGCCATTCCCTCGCCATGATATAAAGCATCTAAAGCATCAAGCAGTTGATTGTATGTAGGCTCGGCATGGAGGTTGTCCATAAGTTCGGCAACATAGGCTTTCATCTTAGGAGACTCTTCATCCTGATAGAAGGTTTCCATCTTATCAAGGTGGTCATGCAGTTTAATTAGGTTCTGCATATCGGAGTCTTTTCTGGACTTCCTTCTTCTGTATTCCACCAGGTAGTCGTAATAGCCAAGCGATATTAAAGCCGTAACGCCAGTCTGCCATTCTTTTTTCTCTTTATTGAAATATCCACTTTGGGACATTTTCACAAAGAGGTTAAGCAGACTTAACAGCCGCTCATTTGTCAGTCGATTCAACGGGGTTTCCTTCCCGTCCTTTGCTATGTGTACTCTCATTGCTGCGTAGGTATGCTCGTGCTACATTTAACTCAGACTGTTTGTATGGAAACTCATCTACATCTCCTGCAACGTATTCGTTCCAGTAGCGGACAATTTCAACAGCCCTTTCATAGTTCATGTGTATCATGGCTTGTAGTTTCTAACGAAATCTTTCCACACGTTCCTTAGGTGCTTTTCGTTTTCAGCAAGAACATAAAAAGCACCAGACTTCATTTCAATCAATGCAAACTCTCCTTCCTCGCCAAGAACCAAAGTTCCCGAAACAGAAACAATCTCACGCAGGTCTATCGAAAAATTGTGGTAGCACCTCTCTTGTTCCATTCCGTCTTGTATGTGAACTACAAACGTCTTGGTATCGTAAATTGGAAACGGCCTTGTTAAATCTTCCATGTGTGTTTAAAATAATGCCGCTGCTTTCAATTCCCACACCAGATAAAATCCGTGCGTGCCTTTAAACGCCTGCATGGTTTTAGGCAGCGGCTTTATGTCATAGCAAATATATGAAAAGTATTTAAAAAACCAAATGCCCCGAAAATAAATCCGAGGCATCTGAGGAATGAAAGAACGAATCCTTGACGAATGTTCAAAGATAAGCAAAAAAGAAAAACGCTCCAAACTTTTCAGCTCGGAGCGTAATTCCATTCGTTTTATGAAGATAACCTGATGCAAATATACAAACAAAATAATTAAATACAAGCCTTGCAGATGAAAAAGTTTTTACTACATTTGCAGGTGAATGTGATTCGTAATATATGAAGATTACTTACTCAAGATTCCTTTTCAGAAACATCAAGCCAACAAGCAAGAACTTGAAGGCTTTGGCAATTCATGCCATGTTATCTGAGCAGGAACATGAGACTAGGTTATTCCGTGATTTCACTTACCGTAGGGCTGCTGCTGCTATTGGTGTGTCGCATAGCACTATTCGCAAGTATGTCGAAGTTTTGAAAAAGCTTGGCTTAGTGAAGGTGACTGGCAAGCATCTTCAGTTGCGTTCTATACGTAAGGAGTTACATGCGTTAATGAGCCTTAGATATGCTCAAATTAACGTTGAAAGGAATCGGAAGGGGTTGAACCCTACTTCATGTGAAAAGAAGCGTCCTGAGTTCTTTATGATGGATATTGAGGGATTGAGCCTTGAAGAAGTCGTAATGAGGTTGCGGGCGTTGATTATGAATGACAAGCTCTACTCTTGCTCGTTAGCGTACAGCAAGAAATTGGAAAGAGACATCCTTGATGAATACGTGGATGCGAAGAAATCTCGGAAAATTCCGAAACCCGTTAGGGAGGGTTTTAAGAATTATGTCGAGGCATCTTTACAACAAATACGAGGCAATGGCGGATTTCCAATTTCCTATCGTACACTATCCAAGATGTGGGGTTACGACTCGGCAGCATCTGCTCATTGGTTAATGAAAAAAATGACTACCTTTGTGGATATAAGGCAGGATGAATATACATCTGAACCTAGATATGCTCATGGTAAGATATTCTTTCACAAGCCGTGTGCTAGGTATACGCCTAACTTAGAAGCTATAACTAATATAGTATATAAGTAATAGAAGAAACCCTTAAGGAATTACCTTTGGGCATCCACAGTCGTAAAGTACAAAAACGTTTACAATAATAAAGAGACAAAGAGCTCTTGGAATTGTTGTGTGAAGTTGTTAGGTTTGCAGTAAACACGATGGTATGAACTACACCACACAAGACACATTCACGGCATGTATAAGGGTTTGGGTAACGGACGAGTTTGGTTCTAGGTTTGAGGACAGGGTGTTATTGGTTTACGGCCCGACAAAAGAAGAAGCCGAGGCTAAGGTCAAAGAGAAGTTTCCTGATGGCAAGATAAAATATATCGAGGCTGGTCTTTGATAATTAAAAAGTATTACTATATTTGCACAAAGAGATACACTTATGTATAGTAACAAACGAGACGACACGTTGGTGGTTAGGATTCCCAGCGAAGTAAAATCCAAGCTAAGGCAGTTAGCTGAAAAAGACCGCAGGAGTTTATCGAACTACTTGAATATTATGTTCGAGGATAAGATACGTGAGGAGAAAAACACTTAAACCTAATAGCATGCAAGAGATTATTAAGATTCAAGAGAACAACGGCAAGCAAGCTGTTTCTGCACGGGAGCTTCATAGGTTCTTGGGAGTGAAGGCTCATTTCACACAATGGATGACAAGGATGTTTGATTATGGCTTCAAGGAAGGGGTTGATTATGAGTCGCTTAACATTTTTGTTAAGCGAGAAATTGGAGCAACTAAAAGGACTGACTATGCTCTTTCCTTGGATTGCGCCAAGCACATTGCCATGATACAGCGAAACAAAAAGGGCATGGAAGCCCGTGAGTATTTCATAGACTTCGAGAAGAAGCATCGTTCTCAGCCTTTGAGCACGATGGACATACTAGAGTTGAGCATCAAGAAACTCCGAGAGCAAGAGGCTAAACTTGCCGAAGTAAAAGAGGACATCAAAGAATTGAAAGCGACAACCCAAACTCGCCCCAACTACTTTACTGTTGTCGGATATGCGAGCTTGAACGGTATAAGCGTTGGCTTGCATTTGGCTGCCAAGGTTGGCCGCAAGTGTTCAACGATATGCAAGTCTCTTGGTTACGACATCGAGTCTATTCCCGACCCAAGGTTCGGCAGGGTGAACATGTACCCTAAAGATGTTTTAGAAGATGTATTTACTGAGGAGGTATGAAGTGGTTAAAGTTAATACGCCTGAGAAAGCGTTTAAAGGCGGCAAATTTAAGACTAAAGGAAGCCGAAGATGCGAACATGCGTAGTGTGTTTCCTGATGGCCATAGGTGGCTTATAATACACAAGCGGTACTTGGAGCGAGAGCTTGATAAACTAAATAAAAAAAACGAACAATGAAAACCGAAGCACAACTAATTTACGACCGCATCCACGACATTCAGCAGCGATTGGAGCAGCGATTTGAGCAGACAGGGAAAGACGAAACAGAGTCGTTTTACAAGCACCGCTTTGTTGCGGAGCTGCTGGAGGACTTGAAATTGATTGTTGAAAAAATTGGCGATGGTGTAAAGCCAACCGACCATATTGACAAGTTTATTGACAGCCAATTTTGGGATAAAATTTGAGTTTTGGCACACTAAAAAGTCAAGTAAACCGAGTAAAAAACTGGACAAATAACCGCCAGTAAAGCGAAAAACTGGCAAAAATTAGAAGCGATGACAAAAGCAAATTACATACAATGGATTGAACAGCAGATTGTAAAACTTCAAGAATTTGGAGGGATGGAGTCAGAAATATGGGCATTTATACAATGCCTAAAAAAAGCACGGCAGTTGGGAGAGCATTTGAATACGCCTTCTGCTGTAGGGCAAATCGAACAATCAGTTTGCGATGAGTGTGATTTGGCTGATTTAGGTGGCGAAATGTATCAATGCCGAAAGTGCCAAAAGATTAAAGATGGTTTAGCAAACTAATTGCCTGTAACTTCAAGCTAAGAACTACAAACCAAAAATTAGAATCATGGAAAAGCTAAAAGAATTAATCAACAAATGTAAATGTGGTGTTCATATAACAGTTAATGGTCATAGAGATTATTACGAAACCGTTGAGCAGCACTTTAAATCAAATCCAACGGCAGAAGAAGATTTGGAAGATATTGAAACTGATGTTTACGAAAAAATGAAAGAATTAAACACAATAGTTGAGGTTCAGTATTACCCTGATACTCCCATTGGGTTCTATAAAATTTATCATTACGACATTGAAAAAGCTATTGATGAAGCGCTATCGTCTTTTAATGATGCCTAACTTGCCGCTAAAAGGCTACAAACCGAAAAACTGTCAAAAATTAGAAGTGATGCAAAACATAAGACAATTACTCAACAGGGACAACTGGCTAGATTATTTAAGGATGGCCAGAGAGGGCGGCTTGACCGATGGAGCTATTGCTAATGATATTGTAGCAAAGATAGATAAGGCTTTACGTGCAGATAACAACCACAAATCAAAACCAAAAATTAGAAGCAATGAAAAAGAATCCAATAACCCCCGAAATGTTAGAAGCATACGGGTTTGAAAAAAACGACATGGGCGAAGGCGAGTTTTATTACTCCCTGCGATTAAGCGATGAACCATATTGCGATTTGGCGTTTATAGAAGGCGACAGGAACGGCTTTATGGAGGTTTGCCTGTTTCCTTACGAGGACTTTTTTAGGGTGCGCTACGAGCATCAAATGCTTGCGATGTACAAGGGAATTACGGGCAGGGATTTGGTCGCAAAAAATGCGTAAATTTGGAGTATGGGACGTAAAGAAATTACCGAATGGTACGCCAAAAAGATAGGGAAATCACCTTCAGAGTTTGATGCTATTGACAAGCACATAGAGACGGTAATTCAAACTTGGGAAAAAGAGAGAAGTCAAGTGTTGCTGAATACTTCTACATTAGAGCAGGAGTTTAAGTTAGAGGCAGAAAAGGCACACAAAGCCTATGAGCAATTTGCCAAGCAGGTGCTTAAAAATACTTTCAGCGCATTATTAGAAGCGGATATGCCCAAAGGAAGCAAGCAGGTTATTTTGAGGCACATGGGGCATAGCACAGATTTATTGGATTGATTTAGTCGCAAAAAGTGGCAATATTTGAGACAAGCTGCCAATAATTTGTAATTCGCAAATCAAGAACCATGAGCAATCCAACATTTAAAATCTACGGCCAAAGAAGGCGTGAGCTCAAAAAGGAACTAAGCGAGCTCAAGAGTTACGTGAGATACTTTTGGCATAACCACCAGCTAGAGAAAGATATGTTTATGTTTTTCAAGGGTGGTAATGTTTTGACTGACGATGAAGCTCAGGAGAGGTTCGACCAAGCAAATGCCGAGATAGCGGAGCTAGAAACTAAATTAGCTGAGAAGTATGAATGACTATAAATTAAATAGATATGAGAAGTAAAGTTTTCCAAAGGATGCTAGATAACCCGTGGTACTATAAAATACCTGTGCTATCTGATTTGGTTACCCAGGCTGAACTGAAACGCAGAAGGCTGAAAGCAAAGTTTGAATGGATGGGAGTGTATTTCTCGCCATTCAAAGCCCCAGTGCCTAAGTTTTATGTAGGTAAGATAGCTGTAGGTGTTCCTTACTTTTTTCCAAGAAGATGGGTAAAGGCAACACCGAAACGAGCGGCGGAGGCAGCATTAAAAGAAATCCAAAGATTGAATGAAGCCAACAAGGGTAAAAGAGTTCCATCGTTTGAGGAGGTCTATAAAGAGAAGCTAAAATATGAATATGTAGTTGATAAGAAGATTGGATTTGATTTTGTTGGCTTAGGCTATAAGACCAAGTGGAGTGATACGGATTACAGGTTTGAGTGGGGCCCTATATGGTCGTTTGTATTTTTTGGCTGGCAGGTTGCTGTATCGTTTAAAGTTCCTTATCCCGAACATTATTGGGTATGTTGGTTAACCTATAAGAACGACACCTATAAGCAGTCTAGTACAAGAATGAAAATCCACAAAGCGAAAGAAGTAAACCCTGAAGTTTGGACTTCGAGTTTTAGTGGCCTTGATAACAAGAAAGAAACAGTCTGCTATTGGGATAAGGTATTAAAAGATAAGTGGCTATGATAGGCAGGTTTTTAAACTGGTTCATACGGCACTACAGCACTTCTTGTGAGAATGGCGAGATGTGTTATGTAGATTCGGAAGACAACGTAGTAGAGATTGGGGATATACTGAATCATTACAGCGAGGAGTTTATCAGCTTCAAGATTTACTTGGACAGGGATGGTATTAAGGTTTACAAGTATGTAGGTGATGAAGTAGAGGTTTGGGATTCCCAAGAGTTCATCTATGAGCTGATAAATGGAAATCATAGGCTATCCGACATTTCTCCGAGCCGACAGAAGGAGCTTATAGAAAAACTAAAAGAACTTGCAATGTTCGATAATAATGTATAATATTGCAATACAATTAAAATCAAATCAATATGGAAACAACTAAATCAGCATCCGAAGACAAATTTACAGCTTCTGATGTTTCTCACGGAAAGTGCTTAACTTGTAGTACATCATGCTTCTCTTACACTGCGTTTAATTGGGGCGGTGAACTGATTGTGGAGTCTTATCCTTTTGGGGGTACTGATGGTTCAGACTTTCATGAGCAAGGTCTTGACGTTGATGATTGGGATGTATTAGAATTGTTGGAAGACTTATCCAAAAAGGAGAAGGAAGTGACAAGGTTTCTCAAGCATTACATGAAGTCGAAGTTTGATTTCAGTAAATCCGAACTAGAAAGCGAGTTCGAGTATTTTATTGACTTTTTGAATTTCGTTAAAAACACATGGGCATGAAAGACAGAATAAACATTGACGGTGAGTGGTATGTTCGGGAAGCTCCTGAGCTAGACTTGTTGTTTTACAAGGGCTGCGAGTTTCAAACGGAGAAGTTTTTGTTTGAATTTTCGTTGGGAGATTCTTTTTGTTTCCTAAAGGTGAAGAACCGAAACGATGGCCGGGAGGTATTATGGGACAATGAAGGCATGATAAAAGCTCTAGCCAAAGAAGATGAGGATTGGTCTGATGTTGCCCTTGAAGTACTAGAGGATGCAAACGAATTAAAAGCACTAATCGAATTCCTTAAAATCCTAAAACAAAAAGACTGGCTATGAAAGCAATCTTAGAGTTCAACCTACCCGAAGACGAAGTAGAGTTCAGGCAAGCGGTAGACGCTGGCAATATGCACTGCGTTCTCTTTGACTTCTCCCAACACCTTCGTCAAAAACTAAAGTACGGAAACCTATCCGAGCAAGAGGCAAAAATATACGAAGAGATTAAATCCGAGTTTCTAGGAATCTTGGAAGAATATAATTTAGGATGAATCAACTACACTTAGGAGACTGTCTTGAAGTATTAAAGACCCTCCCCGAAAATAGCGTTGACAGTATTGTAACAGACCCGCCTTATGGCCTTAGTTTCATGGGTAAGAAATGGGATTACGATGTACCTTCTGTGGAGATATGGAAGGAGTGCTTGCGAGTTCTAAAACCAGGCGGTTATCTACTTGCGTTTGCAGGAACAAGAACTCAGCATCGCATGGCTGTACGAATAGAAGATGCAGGGTTTGAAATCAGGGATATGCTGGCTTGGGTTTTTGGGTCGGGCTTCCCTAAGTCGTTGGACGTGGGAAAAGCTGTGGACAAGTTGCAGGGGAATGAGAGGGATGTTGTTGGAAAAGATAGAAGTGGAAGCGAAAGAAATTGCATGGCTGGTGATTTTACTGGTGGCGAATATGATTTAACCAAAGGCACCTCACCCTGGGAAGGCTGGGGCACATCTCTTAAACCAGCACTAGAACCAATCACACTCGCCCGCAAACCATTATCTGAAAAAACGGTAGCAGAGAATGTATTGAAATGGGGAACGGGCGGGATAAATATAGATGCGTGTAGGATTGAGCATAACGAACCCAAAAAAGAAACAACAAGGAAACAAAGAAGCGCTGGGTGGAACTCTGATAACTGTGGGTTTGACAGCACAAAGAATACAACCGCAAGCGCTAATCAACTTGGCCGCTTCCCTGCAAATCTAATACACGATGGAAGCGATGAAGTGTTGAGTGCTTTCCCTGACGCAAAAGGCCAACAAGGAGACTTGAAAAACCACAAGCGGGAGATAATCTCACCAAATGGAATCTACGGCAAGCAGCCGCCAAGGAAAGACGCAATAGCAAGAATTGAAACAGACAAATCTGCCGCCCGCTTCTTCTACTGCCCGAAAACAAGCAAGAAAGACCGTGGCGAAGGAAACAACCATCCCACAGTAAAACCAACCGAACTAATGCTATACCTAATAAAGCTAGTAACCAAACCCGAAGGAACAACACTCGACCCATTCATGGGAAGCGGAAGCACAGGTAAAGCAGCGGTACGTGGAAACTTCAAATTCATAGGCATAGAACGTGAGCAAGACTTCTACAATATCGCACAAGCTCGTATCAACCACGAAACATCAAAACCCAAGCAACAAACGTTTGATTTCTGAGCTTGCTAAACACTTCTACGCATAACCCCTCAAATTTAACCTCTGAGGGGTTTTCTTTTGCTAAGTGGTATCTATGTATTAAACTTGTGAGAAGTTGCTTAGAATCGCTTATATAAGATTGTATAAGGGTTTTTAGGTTGGTGGGTGGGTTGGTGGGTTAAAGCACAGAGATTAAAGCCTAAAGTTAAAAAGGCGTTAGGGATAGGTGTGTGGGCTTGGGGAAACGTGTGTGATTGAAGTAAGTGTGTGGGGTTGGTTTGGGTTGGCTTGATGTAAGTATGTAAGGTGGGTAGTCTAGATTCAAGCTAAATGCGTGGGGTTGGTTTGGGTGAATACTTGCATTCAGCGGCTGCGCGCTCGCTCCAAAGCCCCCCGGGCCTCTTGACCCCACCCCCCACCAGCCACCACCGCAAGCCCCTGCCCTCTGTGCCTTACCACTACCACCCGAAAGGAAACTTGAAGCTGAGGCATACCACCACCATACGTAACAGGCTGGCTGCCAAAGAATTGCTTTGCGCTCTCCCTGCCGTTACAAAAGCTTAATGTTCGTTTAGCTGGTGCAACATAGTGTGCCTGGATGCAAAATAGTTTACTTTTGCACCTTGTTGCATGTCAATAGCTTAGTCAGGTTCGCCCACCGACCAGAGACAAAAGGCAAAACGCTTTTGTTTACGTTTAAGACGTTTAAACCACCACACCAAACCCTCAGGTTCACCACCAAACCAATACAACCTAAAGAAACAAGCCCAAACCAAACCCCCAAACATTAAATTTTTCTGACTGACTTTCAACAAGTTAAGAAAAAAGATACAAATTTCTTTGTTAAAAATTTGGTTTGTATTGGTAAAGCTTATTATGTTTGTCATGTTCAACCAAACACACACCAAAAAAACACACATGAACGCATTAAACAGTATTAAAGTAGCCGACTATTGGGACTACTCACCAACAGGAGACTTGAGCGCAGGACTTTGGGAAGCTATGGAAGAAGATTTTTGCAACCTTGCTGCATGGGACGAAAGGGCTCTTAAGATTGAGATATTGAACGCCCTAGGTGGCTACCAACACGACTCTATGAGCGATAAAACCTTTGACGCCATACAAGCCAACAAGGAAGTCTTAAGGCCAATTTTTTCAAACCTTTAAACAAACACACATGAAAAATTTAATCATTACTACCATTTATGCCATTATTTGCGTTGCAGGCATGTTCGTATCGGCAGCGGCCTATATGGAAGCTGCTAACTGCCCTCTTAACATTCACTTGGGCGTACACGTTGACCCGTTACCTTATATTGCTGTGGGCCTTTCTTGCTTCATTGGCTTGCTTGCAGCTATTCACAACTTCAACAGAAACCAATAAACACACACACCATGGAAATCAAATTCGAACACGGCATAACAGAAGAGCAAGCCAACATTGCTGCGCTTCTTGTTAACCTTAAGAACGTGACCAATGACCTAAATACGGTTTTTTATTGCGTCAAGCTTTTATTGCCGTATGGCTTTACGTATGGCCGTGGTGCTTCTCATATTTGGATACATGAAGCGGACGAACAAGGCAACCCAAGGAATGAAAGATGGGCGATAATTACAGAATAACAAACGGGAGGGCTTGCCCCTCCCTTAATACTTACACCATGTACACAACCACACAAATAGACCAGCTAATCGAACACTACCTAAATAAAGGTGGTGAAGTGTTCCAGATTGAAGAGGGAGTGCTAGGATACGGGTATTTAGTCCTTTGGGCGCCTGGATGCAAATTTGCCACGGTAAAAGAAAAATACCTTAACGAATGGAGCAGCGGCCATACGGTACGTCTGAGCCATAAGATAGGGGCAAAGGCTGCGAAAATAGTAGGTTTCAATGAGGTTTAACCTTTCCGCCCAAAAAAATACTTGCAAATTTCTTTTATTGAAATTTGTTTTTTAAAAAAACCTTTTTATCTTTACACCAACACAAAAACAACACACCATGAACACACAAATTTATGTTGGCACTTATGCCAAGTACAACAACGGAGACTTGACTGGCGAATGGCTAGACCTTTCCGACTATTCCACCGCTGAAGAACTTATGGAAGCCATGCAAGAAACCCATGAAGATGAGGAAGACCCTGAATTCATGATTCAAGACATGGAAGAACACGCCGAAGCTTTAGGCGTTGAAGAGTCCATGAGCCTGGAGGATTGGGAGCAAGTTTACGAAGCCTTGGAAGCTTTGGAGGCCTCACACCTTGATATTGAAATTGTGGCAGCCTATTGCGAAAATATGGGCGAAGCTATCAATGCAGACACAATAAGCAAAGCCGAAGAAGCGTATCAAGGCCAGTATGACTCAGACGAGGAATTTGCCCAGGAATTTGCCGAAGAATTGGGATGCATGGACAAAAAGGCGTCATGGCCTTATACGTGCATAGACTGGGAATGGGCAGCCCGTGAACTTATGCATGATTATTTTGAGTCCAACGGCCACTATTTTAGAAACCTTTAAACCTCCCATCCCTCCGCTAGTAGATTAGCCATAGTTTGGAGCGAAACCGATGGAGGGAGCTAAACACCTTTAATAATTCAGACCATGGAAACGTATCTAAAAAACCGATTCATAGCTTTTAAAATACAAGAGCTAAAACAGGTAGTAGACTACTACCAAAACGGGTATTTCCCCGAATTAAAAGACTATACAGGACTCTCACAAGCAGAGCATTTAGAAATAGCAGAAAAAGCCCTTAGAGACTTTGACAGGGAAACATGGCAGCCCACAAAGCAGGAAAAAGCGAATTACTTAAGAGGGATAGCTATAGAAACCAGAGAAGAGGCGGACGCATTCAGAGATTCAAATGTATACGTTAAATGGGATGCGTTAAGACGTTGCGTCCACTGTATCCAAGAGCTGAAAAAGCTATACCCGGAACTGAACATATATACGAATCATTGGCTGAGTTTAGCCAAGCCCATCAAATTAAACAACATTTAAACATAGCACCATGACAATACAAGAGGGATGCCAACTAATAGCGCAGCTAAAAAAGGAAAACGAATCCAACAGCGAAGAGGAGCGTCTATTCAATGAGGAATGGATAGACCTTTTGCTAAAAGCTATTAAGGAAGCGACAAATGAAGCATGCGAAAATCTTCAAAAGGAAAGTATAAAACTCTGGTATATTTTAACTTTTCCAAAGGATGAACTAGGGGATGAGATAAGCCCCTCCGCAACATTTAAAGGAGCGAAAAAGAACCTTGGACGCATTTACGAATACATTGGGGTTCACGATTCAGTGGTTCGGGAAAGGGTTTTTAACGAGCTATCCGAGCGTATGGGAGTACGCTATAAAGAAATATACGACCAATGGCTAAACCTATCTAACGCTTAAAAATTATGAAAATAACCGAAAACATAAAGCCACAACACGCCGAGACAGTAACAACAGTCCACGTAATAAAACCAGGCAAAGAAGAGCTCATCTACAGCGCACAAGGATATACAAACCTTGAGGAGCTAAAAGAAGCAGCGCAAAAATATGCTCAGGAAAATGGATACCAAGAAATTAAAATCGAAGTAGTATGATAATCCAGGCCCACTATACCGACAATCTAATTGCCTCTATTGACCTGAATATATACACAGGTGAATACCTTGTGAAAGTAAACCGAGGCGGCAAGCTTGAAAAAACAGGCTTTAAACAGCACGACAAAGCCCTGAAGCATTACATGAACGCTATCCGCCCGAAAAATAAAATTGAAATTTCTTTGCATGAAACTTGCAAATGATAAAAACCCTTTTTAAATTTGTCTCAACACAAACACCAAAACACCATGAGAACCATTGAAACAAAAGTCTACACGTTCAGCGAACTGAGCGAACAGGCAAAGCAAGTAGCTCTAAATTCAGTAAGAAGGAACGACACCTTTTATGCCGATGACATTGTAAACAGCATAAAAGCCATTACAGAGCTGTTCGACATTAAAACGGCCAATGAATGGACAGACTTTAGGACTGGACATATAGATGATGATATTTTAGGCTTGTCAGGTATCCGCCTACTAAAGTATCTTACCAACAACTATTGGCAGAGCCTATTTAGTGGTAAATACTACTCCCTATGGAGCAAGACCGAAGTATCTTACAAATACTATAAAGAAGGCTTTCCAGTTCTTAAATCGAGGCATTCAAAGGTAATGTTTAATAATGACTGCACCTTAACAGGTGTATGCTATGACAACGACATATTGAAGCCTGTTTACGACTTTATGCAAAACCCTTGCAAGCATACAACCTTTGAGGACTTGATTCAGGAAATGGAAAACGCAGCGGAACAATGCTTCATTGATGCCGAAGAATGGGTGAACTCTGAAGAGTATTTAACGGAAACCATCGAGGCCAACGGATACGAATTTACCGAAGAAGGTCAACAAATCTAAACACTAAACACCACATACCATGAACGCAGTTTTTAAACACACGGACAAAATCCAATTTATCGGCCACGCTGAAAACTTGGAGCAATTTCACAACCTAGTATCCGAGCGGGAGCATATCTTTGACCAAGATGATGGCAGAATCCTAGACCAGGGCGGGCGATGGCTTAATGAATCCGAATTTACTCTAGACTTTGGAGACTACCGATATGAAGTAGTAGAGCCAGAAAACCTAACCAGCGATGAACTATACGCAGGAATTACAGACCCTGCATGGGACTTCGAGCGGCCAAAGGTTGAGTTTAATGTTGAGAGATGGCCTGAGGGAGAAATACGCATATCTTTCAATCTCAAAAAAGAATCTTTGTCAAAATTCATTGACATTGAACCTGAGGCTTTAAGCTTCAAATATTACGAAGGCGGAGATGAACTGTATGCTCATGCAATTTACGCCAACCCCGACTCTTGCGGCAGCGAAGAATACGAAGATGCTGAACAGGAAAAAATCGAAACCATAGAACGACACACCACCGAAATTTGGGAAATTTTACAGCAGTTTGAAAAACAGGGCTTTGAAATTCCAAACGTTGACCACATTATGAACGAAATCCAGTCCGACATTTCAGACGCTATTTCAACAGCTTGGGAGATAGAAGAAGCATAACAAACCAACATCCCCTGAGCTATGAGCGAACCTAGAGCGAAACTAGGCAGGGGAACTAAACACCAAAACACCATGACACAGAAATTAAAACAGTTGGCGCAAGATGCCACCACAGCAATGGAACAGGCAGATGAAATCCTGAACCAACAAATGAACAAAGGTGAAAAGCAATCACAAGCAAGCAAAGCAGAAAAGCAAAGGCAGTCAAATGCTGTTCTTCGAGTATTGCAGGCCTTAGAACTTTTAAACTACGAATTATGAAAAAATACAAAGCCAAAACCAAGCTTTACGAGCTACGGAAAACAGACACGGACTTTCCGAAAGTCAAAATCACATCTTCAAAAGATGCTGAACAATTTGTACGGCAATTTTACCACGGAGATATTGGTATTTATGAATCGTTTTTCATCCTCTTGCTTAACCGTGCGAACAATACAATCGGCTTTGCCAAAATATCCCAGGGAGGCGTTTCCGGAACTGTGGTAGACGTAAAAATAATCCTCAAGTATGTAGTTGATGACTTAGCGTCACATGTAATCCTTTGCCATAATCATCCGAGCGGAACTTTAAAACCGAGCGGAGCGGACATAAAAATAACAAAGAAGGTAAGGGAGGCTTTATCTTTACTAGATAGCGAACTTCTTGACCATCTTATCTTGACCGAGGACAGCTACTACTCAATGGCAGATAATAGAGATATTTAAAACACAAACACGTAAACACCATGACAAAACACGAGCAAAGAATCAACCAATTTGCCCAAATCAAAAACGGGCAAATTGAGAAACACGAGAAGGCCTACTTTATCCGACATGACACCGCAGTGGCAGTGTGGGAATACTCAACAAAGCGTCCGCAACATTACTACCGTTTCAAAACAGAACAAGAGCGGGAACAATGGGTGCAAGACATTAAGCAGGCAATAACCCAACGGGCAGATGAAGCACGGGCATACAGGGAGAAAAAGCAAAAGGAGAACGACTCTCTTAAAGTAGGTCAAATCATGTACGACTCTTGGGGCTGGGAGCAAACAAACATTGATTTTTATATCATTGTCAGAAGGACCAAGGCCGCTGTATGGCTCCATAAAATTGGAGCGTCTATAATTGAAACGGGCTTTATGTCAGGGAACACAGAACCCGTACCTGAAAAGCTAACAGGCGAACCATTTATGAGACGTATTGGCAAGTATGGCTTGAAAATAGAAAGCCACAGAGGAACGCTAAGACCTTACGATGGAAAACCTAAATCGTGCTCCTGGTACGCATAAAATCAAACACCATGAAACAACACGAAACAATAAACATAGAATATGAGATAACAGGGCGCATGCCCATTTCTGAATCCGTAACAGATATTTGTGCACCACGCAGGGTTTTACGCTCAGCAAAAGCCCAAGTATCAGAGAAACGCAAACTTAAAATGGAGAACAAATGACAATCTTAGGCAAACCAACAAAAGAACAAGTGCGGCCATTCTTCGGCACGTCACAAGCTTTAGTCAATCAACTGAAGCGAATCAACGGAGACCGCATAGACGTTAACTACATTGTCAGAAATGGGAATATAACAGTCAACGCCCAAACCGAAGAGGCGGTGAAGTTTATTCAGAACCTTGAGATACCAGAGTTTTGGGACGAAGGGGCAAAAAGAGAACTTACCCACCATTACAACTGTAAAGTATGTAGTAGTGTATGGGAGGCGAAAGCTAGAATACCTGAGTATCTAGACTCCTTTGTAATCGGAAATAAAATCTATTACCCATGAACCAAATACAAACTGCGGATATTTGCCGCGAACACCTAAAAAAAGCAATGATTGAAAAATGGAACAAATGAGAAAGCACTTATCAACAGTATTCGTAAAAGGCAAGGAAGTATTCAGGGGTTCGTCTGCTGAGTGCAACAAAGAAATATGCCGAATCTTATGCTCCCACGGGATATACCATTTCAAGGGGAGTTATTTTAACCAGCAGGGCAAAAAGGTAAAAGTAGACTTGTACACAGGCGTTGTGCCATCGCTGAAAATTGAACGAATTGCGGACAACAAAAGAAAAAAGCATGAAAAGAATCTTTAATTTTATTGTCGCAGGGCTGCTATTTGCTTCAGGTATCTTCCTTATTTACCTTGGCGGTACGATGTGGGGAGTGCTTCTAATTTTAATCGGAATCCATTACTTATGAAGTACAAGTATTACAGAGACAGGTGGGATGAAAAGCCTGCTAAATTCGAGGCAATGATGCAAGTATCTTCGCTTATCCCAATCTTTGAGCAGAACATTCTTTTTATCCTCCAAACCAGGGGAGTGAAGCAAACCAAGTTCAATACATGGATGCGAAGGGCAAAGCTTGGAGCAGCAAGGTATCTATTCAAAGACCGAGACAACAACAGATACCCAATCATAGACCTTGCCGACTGGAGGGCTATATGCAACTGGCTGAAAGTAGACCTCAAAGACATGATGTTCCACGAACTAGCAGAAGATTGGCCGAAAACGGCAGATATTACAAAAAGGGAGGAGCTAAAGAAAAAAGCCAGAGAAACCACAGGCTCAAGGACTTACGAAAATTCGATAAGGGTCTAATGTTAACTCACGTTGAAATAACAAACCTTTCACGCTCAAGTTGTATTGCTTATCAAATGGTAATACATATATTTGCAGTAAGCGAAAGCGTAAGACTTAAAGAGACACATGGAAAGGACAGATAAGTATTTTCACATCATGGAAAGCCGTAAAAGTATGGCTGCTGAGTTAAAGGCTATACGGGAGGCAAAGAAAATCTTTGTAACAAAACTGAAGGGCAGGCAGGCTATTTACAATTTTGAAAGAAACCCAACAAACACAAGGGCATCCACCATTGAGGACTACATGAGGGACTTGAACGTTGAGATAATCTTCACAATCCTACACGCTGGCCAATACAATGCTAAATCCTTCTCCGAGGGGTTCAGGTATGCAATTAAGATTCGAGGCGTTAGAATCAAAGATATAGCACGAAAAACGGGTTATTCTGTGGCTCAAATAGAGAAGCATGTAAGCGGCAGGATTGATATGCCATACCACAGGATTGAAACTTTGTGTAAGGCCTTGCGGATTAAACTTCATTTCAGGAACTTGTATCAAGCAAATGATTGAAAAATCCATCATTAAAGGGCGCATTTAAACGTAATGAACTATATAAACATCACAGACAAAACCAAACGACATGGAACACGAATTTAAAGTTGGAGACAGGGTTTTTGACCTTGTACTTCAAGAATGGGGAAAGGTAGTTCATACACACCCCGGGATAAAATACCCTGTTAGAGTAATACTTGATAATGGTAAGAGTAGGTTCTACACGGCAAAAGGCTATTTTAACGAAAGCTACAGAATTCCCCGCCTCTACCACCAAGAAATGGCAATCGTTCCCAAGGATAGCTTGGAGCGGGTTGTGCAGGTTAGAGACCATGTAAATGATAATTGGGAACAAAGGGTTTTAATTAAGTCGCTACCTAACGGAACTGCACTTTGTTGGTGCGATGCAGAAACTATTAAGGAGGCTAAAGACGAAGCAGAAACCACGGTCTGGGCACTTTGGCGAGAACTGTCAACAGAGTCCCAAAAGGTTAAGCTGACCCGTGCAGAAATAGCCGAGAAACTTGGAATTGACATTGACCAACTCGAAATAACCGACTGACATGGAAACACTACTTTACCTTTCATCAGTATCCCTCTTAATTATCATAGGGGTCTACATTATTTGGTCTTTGAGAGACCAATCAGAAGACATGTACTACGACCTTGGGGTTTCAAAGATTGAATCCGAGATTAAAAGGTTGGAGTCTGAGAAGGCTTACATTAAAGAGGCCGTGAAAACAGAAAAGTCTTACAGCGAAGAGATGCGAAGCTACCTAGAGCACATCCAAGAGCTCCACCGTAAAATAGAATCTCTTAACTCACAGCTATCGGAATGTAAGCGCACAGCCAAGCTGGAGAACCTTAGGCATAAAAGAGAAGTACAATCGCTTCAAGGACGCATAGGCAAAATGACACAAACAATTAACAGGCTGAAAAAATGAAAGCATATCAAAAACCACACATCAACAAGAAGAAGAGAAAGCAAACCTTTGCTAAGGCCATCAGCAATAGACAATGGCACTGGCTTGTAACTTTATTCAAGGAGAAGTTCTTGATACAAGTCTTCTCTCACTACGAAATCTACGCAGGTAGCGTAAAGAAAGAAGATGCCCTCAAGCAACTAGGTGAATGGGAGGCCACAGGAGAAATACCCGAAGCCCTCCCAGAGGAGATATTCACAGACATCTACAAATACCTAGACTCTAAGAAAGAAGACAAGGTGTTTCCCGAATTTTTAATTCAGGTTCTCTCCCACTATATTCCCGATGCTGTATGAGTAGATACAAGATGAGTACAGGGTCTTATGTTAAAAAGCATAAGATAGATGACTTAGTCTCTCAGGCTAAAAAACAGCTACGATTAAACGCTGCACAAGATGGCATGAGTTTTTGTTGGGCGAGTGGCCGAACCGATGAGCCTTTAGATTGCTCTCATATCATATCGGTGAAACGCTGCCAGGAGCTTGGCAAATCGGAGCTATCTTGGGACTTAAATAACATCCAGCTGGAAAGCCGCACCTCACACATGGAATGGGAGTCTTGGGAGGCGAACATCGACAAGGTAAAGAACCACGATAACATAGACTGCAAACTATCATTCATAAAAGAACACGATGAAGAATCATATCATAGATTTCAAAGCTTGCTTGGACTCGATACCGAATGAGGACTTTAGTTTAGCTGCTAAGATATTCACTCAAGAGATGGCAGCTAGAAACCTACCTAATCTGGAAGCTAAATTAAAAGCCCTCAGGCTTAAAGTATCAAAGAAGTCCGAGTGGAAGTTTGTTGTAAAGGGACTCATTGAGCCTGAATATGTCTTAGGGATTATATCCGAGGCTTTTGGTGCAAGCAAAGAAGATATTGTTGGCCGAAGTAGGAAAGGCTCAATACTAATAGCTCGGCACGTTTATAGATATGTAATGTACAATATCGGGTGGGGGAGCTTGGAGGATGTTGCAGACCTAACAGAAGGCAATGCTGAACACTCTAGGCATGCAACGATAATCAACAGCATAAAGAAGGTTGAGGCCTTAAGGATTGACAAAAAGCACAAGACTATTTTGGAATTTGCCGATAGGCTAGTAGAGGAAATAAAAACGCAAGTCGATGATAGCATACGGAACGGTAACTGAAGATGGCAATTTTATTCCAGACCCAGAGTACAGGCATTTTATGAAACGATTTAAAGGCAGGGTAAGAATAGTCCAAGACGGTAAAGAAAAAGAACGCATGTACGCATACTACCAAACAGTCATAATAGAGGTTGCTAGATTGTTTCTCAGGGACTCAGGAGTAGCAGCAGACGAATCCGATGCAGATATATTCCTTAAGTCTATGTTCGCTAAAAAGAAAGTCAAAAACCCACACACAGAAAATGAGCTTATAGTTCTTGTGGATAAAAAGGACATGAGCAGGACAAGACTTAGGGAGTTCATGCAAGATTGTATCTTCTACTTGGAAAGCATGGGATATGAAGTGCCACAAGCAGATAAAAATTGGAAGAAAAATTAAGGAAACTATTGTTTGTTTAAAAAACTTGTGTAAATTTGAATCCGTAAACACACAACTATGATACTAGAGATTTACCTTATTGCGATGTCTATTTTACCTGGCATGATTCAGGTAGAAAGCAGGGGCAACCATTGCGCTTACAACGCCAAAGAGGATGCAGCAGGGTGCTTACAGATACGACCAATAATGGTACGGGAAGCACAACGCTTAGGAATTGACTTTACCTTAGATGATAGGTGGAACTGCGAGAAGTCTATGCGTATGTTTATGGCTCTTCAAATGAGAAAAGGCAGGTCTAATGCCGAGGAGATGGCACGGTGTTGGAATGGTGGTCCCAGAGGCATGCAAAAAGAATCAACGCTGCACTATTGGGAGGCGGTCAAAAAAGCAAACAAATGAGATACACAAACAATCAAAACTTACATCCGCTAATTGTAAAAGCGGCAACAAGAAACACCTACGTTTCCAAGGGAGATATAAGTGTTACAACCTTAATTGACAGCCCTAAAATTGCGTTTCTAAAGAAGCGATACCAGCACCACTTGGTTATGGATGTCGAGGACTCTTTAAATGCCTTAGAGGGTACAATGAAGCACTCCCTGTTAGAGCTGGCAGACATATCCAATACCGATGCTTTGAAGGCTATGGAATTTGCCGAGGTAATGAAGCGATATGAGCATAAGTACCTGAAAAATGCCAAAGGAGACAAGGAAATTGTCCGAAGGAAATATGCCAAGAAGCTCGCTAGTATGGCTGAGTTTGCCGAAGACTTCATGCAGCAGCACTTCAAAGACTTTAGAGAGAAAGTAATGCTAGAGGAAGTGATGACCTATAAGTTCAATGGATGGATTTTAAAAGGTCAGTTCGATAGGTTCGAGGTTGAAAACAAAGCCTTAATAGACCTCAAGGTTACAACTGTTTGGACATACAAGAATAAGACCGAGCATAAGACTTACTCTTGGCAGCAGAATATCTACGCCATGATGATTAAGAAAATCTACAACCTAGATGTTGACAAAGCCAGCCTTTTGTTTTGGTTCAGGGACTTTCAAAAAATCAAACGTGGCCAAGGGTTATACCCTCCTGCTAAGGTTTGGGAATATCCTGTGAAACTCCTGCCTTTAGATGAAGTGGAGGACTATGTTATTGAGCGCATCAAGCTACACCAAAAGGTTGAAACCGAAGGTGAAGATAGCTATGAGTGTACTCCCGAAGAGCGATGGGCAGAACCCGACATGTGGAAGGTCTACAAAAAGGGAGGGCAACGGGCGAAGATGACTCTTTATTCCGAGGAAGAAGCCGAAAGGTGGAAGGCTGAAAATACAGATGGCAAAGACGAAATAAGGTTCTTTAAAGGCCGAAGCAAAAGGTGCGAGGAGTATTGCCTAGTATCTCAATGGTGCAATCAGTTTAAAAAAATGCAGAAAGGTTTAAAATGAAAAACATGCAGACCATAGACGATTTAAAAGAGTACCTGATAAGCCAAGATAAGAAATCTAAGCTTGAAGCCTTAGACAAAATTGCCAAGTATTGCAGGTATCTTCAGAAAGAACACATGGAAAGAGACGGGAAAATAAGTGGAACGTGTGCGCTTTCTGAAATGGTAAGTAGCGGAGCGTTAACTCAAGAGATGTTTTTTAGGCTGCATCCTGCCGTCATAAATTACAACGCACCCTATGAAATAATTTTAAAGGATGAGGTTGAAAATACGCAGAAAGGCTTGGAGTAATCCAAATTTGTAATACATTTGTAACCGAAAAACAAACAAAGATGAAAATCACATCAGCAACAATCAAAAACTACAAGAACATTTCAGAGCTTACTATTGAACCCGATGGCCAGTCGTTCATCATTGCAGGTTCAAACGCATCAGGGAAGAGTTCAGCCATTCAAGCCCTACTTGGAACTCTCGCAGGAGAAAAGCCTAAATGTGTTGTAGGCCCAGACGATGAAATTGCCGAAGTAATGGTAAACATTGAGGGTGAAAACCAAGGCTTTCATATCGTAGCACGTTTTCAACAAGACGCTGTTAAAGGCAGGTCTGTTGGTGACATGAAGATTCACGACAAGGATGGCAACAAGATGGGCATAAAGGCTTTCAGATACCTTATTGGTAATGCCACCTTTGATGTTGACCGAGACTTCCTGTCTAAGACCAAAATCGAGCAGGTAGAGTTCCTGAAAAAAGTAACAGGACGTGTATCTGAAATCAACGAAATTGACCGCAAAAGGAAAGAGGCCTTTGACAAGCGAACAACAGTAAACAGTAGAGTTAGGGATATTCAAGGAGAACTGAAAGATGCCGACATAGACTCTAGCTTGAAGCTGATTCCTATCGAGCCTATCAAGGAGAAGATGAATAAGATTGGTGAGGGGTTGAAAACTTGGCAGAGGATAAGCGGTGCTGTGGATGAGGCTAGACTTAGCGTGAGCGCACACAAAGACAACGTAGCTACCATTGATGATGAGATTGCTGTATTAGAGCAGAAGATTCAAAACCTCAAAGACCGCAAGACTGAACTAGCTGAAACACACAAACAGAACCTCGACAAAATTGAAAAGGGTGAGGCATGGTTAGCTAAGAATCCTGAACCTAGCATGGAAGCTTTATCTAAGGAAATGGACGAAGCTTTAGAGAACAACAGGCTAGTAGAAAAGCGTGATGCAATTCTTGAGAAGCACAAGGTATTGAAAGATTACAAGTCTGAGGCTTTAAAATTGACTGAAGCTATTGAGCAGTTCGACCAAGAGAAAAAAGACATCATTGCATCTTCTAAGCTTCCTGTAGAAGGCCTGACCTTTGATGATGATGGTGTGTACTTGGATGGCCTGCCTTTTGAACAAGGGCAAATCAACACAGCCAAGATACAGGAAGTGGGCTTTATGTTATTCCGAGCCTTGCAGAACAATATCAAGGTGATGAAGATGAACATGAATGAAATGGACAAGGAAACCTTTGGTCGTATCATTAAGGCAGCAGAAGAAAGCGGAACGCAAATAATCTTCGAGAAAGTGGAATGGGATAAGAACTTTGATATTCGCTTTGTTGAAGAATACCTTGATGAGGAGTGATAGCTGCTTAATGAGCAACTAAGGCTCACTGTCTGTCGATTTGCTTTTTTAGGTAGTCAAGGAGAGGTTTGCCGTACATTTACCGTACAAATTTTTAACTGAATGAAATACTATGTTGACACAGAGTTCTTAGAGGGAACTCAAAAATACGAACAGCCTTGGTTTAGCTTTTGGCTAGGCCAAAAGGCAAAAGAAAAGCCTACCATTGATTTAATCTCAATCGGTATTGTCTCAGAGGACGGAAGGGAGTATTATGCCATATCCAAAGACTTTAATTTAAGAGAGGCTTGGGATAGGTATGAGTGGTACTCTACGGCTTACAACAAGCCTGCGAGAAATAAAGAAGAAGAAGATTTCAAAGTTTACTGGATTAGGGAGAATGTGTTGAAGCCGATATTTAATGATTGGAATAAGTATTCATATCATAAGTTTAATTACAAAAACTTTAGGTATATGTTAAATATGATAGGCAAATCCAATCATCAGATAGCAGAAGAAGTTAAAGAGTTCACGTTAGAAGTTCCTAGAATACAAAAACATGGCAACCCCAAATTCTACGCTTACTTCGCAGACTATGATTGGGTAGCTTTCTGTTGGCTATTCGGCAAGATGATTGACTTGCCAAACGGTTTCCCGAAATATTCCCGAGATTTGAAGCAGATGTTGGATGAAGTAATTATAAAAAAGTCTAGCAATGATGATTGGTACGATTTGCATACTATCCACGAACATCCAAAGTATCCAAAACAAACAAACGAACACAACGCCCTAGCGGATGCACGGTGGAACAAAGAACTCCATGAGTTTATCAAGACACTATGAGAATTACAAAGTCAGGTTGGATATACATCCCTCAAGGCAGGGCCGATTACTTAGCCGAGTCCTATCAACTGGAACTTCACGGCAAGGAATGGAGGGTGCATGTATCCATGATACGCAAGATGGCTTTGAAGCATATCCTTGATGAGCTTGGGATTAAAATTACCAAAGAGCATTCCTCCCTGCTTAGAAATCTATACAAGGAGTACCATGATAAATTCAAATCCAAGCTACACCAAAAAGTAGGGCTTAACGGCAAGGAGTTATGGGAGCATCAGTATTCTACATTATTGCATAGCGTTACTAGGAAGCACTATATTGCAGCTTTAGACCAAGGTACGGGAAAGACAATTACCACCGCCCTAAAGTCAGAGTACATGGAGCTCTATCCTACTCTTATTGTATGCGAAGCCTCAGCAAAATACTCTTGGTTCAAATCCCTAACAAAGGAATGGGGGTTTAAGGACTATCAGTTCTCTATCATGTACGGCCAAAACAAGAGCATCATAGCCCTCGAAGAGAGGTTTGTGATAGTCAACTACGATATGCTATATCGGATGGCCGAGAAGCTAAAGAAAAAGGGTTTTAAGCATATCATATTGGATGAGTGCCAACGGGTGAAAAACCCAAAGACCCAACGGTACAAAGGGCTAAGGGAGATAATTAGCTACTCAAAGAAAAAGTACAAGAATCAGTACCCTCATATGACCTTTGCCTCTGGTACTCCCATGACTAATACGGCTGAAGATTTATTCCTTCCATTGAAGCTGTGCGAACACCCGTTGGGCAGGGTTAAGACTAAGTTCCAGGAAATGTTCTTAGAGCAAGAGCAAAATGCTTTTGGTGGCCACTACTCCAAGAAAACAATAGGCAGTAAAAACATTGATGTTCTAAATAAGCACTTAGCGAATTTAATGATACGCTACAAGCTTGAGGACTGCTTAGATATACCTCCCAAGAACTTTATCTTTCATACCGTTGATGGCAATGGTGATTGGCGTAAGGTGTACGATGAGGCTATAAGACAAGCCTGCGAAGAAAAGCAGCGTAGCATTAAAAGCTTAGAGGCTAATTTAATGTCGGCCAACAGGATTGTATCTTTGGCCAAGGTTGATATGGCAGTAGAGCTTGCCTTGAATATCTTAGAGGCAGGAAAGCAAGTAGTGGTATACGGTAGTTTTAAAGACTCCTTAGCTTTGGTTCGTTCTAAGATTGAGAAGGAAGGATATGGTGTGTCGTTTATTGATGGGAGTGTAGCTAACAACAAAAGAGGTAAGATTGTAGAGGACTTTCAAACGGGAAAGAACCAAGCGTTTGTAGGGAATATGATTGCAGCAGGAACTTCTTTGAATTTACAGAACGCACATAACGGGATATTCCTTAACTTTACTTTCACTCCTACGGACTTTGCTCAAGCGATTAGTAGGATGTACCGTGGTGGCCAGTTGAATAAGGTGAACATCAACTGTATACTTGTAGAAGGTACAATGGATGAGTACATTTGGAATCTAATGAAGAACAAGATGAGTACCATTGATGATATTATTGATGGTAAAAAAGTAACCATAACCAACATCACAGAACAAGTTTATCGTATAATCAAATCCAATCAGAAATGACAATTAACACCGAGTCCTTGCGTAATGCATTACAGATGGTTGCGCCAGTCTTTAAATCTAAGACTACCATTGCCGCTACCGAGCATGTCTTAATCTCTGGAGGTTATGTTTCAGGAACAGACCTTACCACTTCTATCCGAGCAAAGGTTCAAATGGAAGGAGATGAAGAAATCGTAGTTCGCTACGAGGAAATTCTAAAGACTGCTGAGGCTTGTCGCAATGGCGAGATTACCTTAGAGATTATTCCAACAGGGGAAGCTTTGATGTGCCACTTCAAAAGCGGCAGGCGCAGAGGTAAATTCCCTGCAATGGAACTTTCGGAAATGGTATCAATGGACTTCTCCGCTCCTGAGCAAACATTTAAAATGAAAAGCTTAGATGTATACCAACATGCAAAGGCCGCAGCAGAATTTACAGCGAAGGACGATATTGCACGGCCAAGCTTTGAGTACATACACTTTATCTCAGAAGCAGGGGCAATACATGTAGTAGCCACAGATGCCCATTCAATGTATTTCGGTAAGCCACACGTAGATGTACCCACAGAAGTTGAGTGTGATGTATGGGTAAAGAAAAATACCGTTGCTATCCTAAAGGAAATGACAGGGTTTGTAGACCTTGGCGTTACTGATGAATACAACTATATCTCATCCGAGGAATGCTGCGTTAAAATACGCAAGATAGATGCTAAGTTTATGACCGTTGAGCAGCTTCGCTCTGTCTTTGCTTACAAGCCTGAATTTAAGCAAGAGATAAACCTCAAGGAGTTCTTAAATGATGTAGGCGATGCAAGCCTATTTAGCACCAAGGGTACTTCTTTGGTTGTCTTTGAAGAAGGTAAGGTATACTCCGAGGACTTAGACTACAACCGAGGTATTGATGTTAAGACAGACCTGAACATGCCCAAGTCGGGGTTCTCAGCAAGGAACATTCTCAAAACTCCTGAGATTGATATTAAAGCTGAGATAATGATGTCTCCAACTAGGCCTATGCTTATCAAATATTCTGATGTTGTTATCATTGTAATGCCTATTGTACTCTAATGGTCTGTACGGTCTTAGAAAATAACTACAATACCGAGGGTATAGAGCGCAAGCTGGATGTTGTTATAAACTATATCCGCTCCGAAAAACTCAAAGATAGAATTGAATCTATCCGTGAGGGAGGGGATGTAGATAAAAAGAAAATGCTCCTACCTGCGTTCTTGCCTGCTGGTATATTTCGAGGCGGCAAAACAAAAGAACACCTGTATAAGTTCTCGGGAATAGTACACATAGACATAGACGGCAAGATTAAAGCAGGTAAGGTCTTATCGCAAATAGATATAACACACGTCTGTTTTATGTTTCGCTCCCCTCGCAAAGGTTTGAAGATAGGGTTTAGAGTTAATGCAAGTCCAGAGGATTACTCCTGGGCTTGGAAGTACCTTAATGAGAAATACTGCTTGGGGTATGGAGATATAAGTTCTAAGGCCTTGAATAAGCAGAGTTCTTTAAGCTACGACCCTGAGGCTTACTTTAATGGCAACTGCGAGGTGTGTAACATACCCGAAGCCCCCAAGTACAAGAATGTGAATTACCCTAAGGTAAAGGTAAGGTCTTACTCGGAAGCTTTTAAAGTTGCCGAAGGTGCGTTGAAAAGAAACGGCCATTACTTTAGAAAAGGTAGCAGAAATGATTATATTTATCGTCTATGCTGTATATTAAACAGGATGGGTATTGATAAAGTAACCGCCTCACAACTGTTAGGAAATAGGTTTGGAGGCACAAAGTTTCCAATGTCTGAAATCAACCTTACACTAAATGGAGTCTACAAAAGAAACGCCCAAGAACACGGAAGCAGACCAATCTGTTAAGCTATGCCCTGAATGTGGCAGCGTTGCCGTAAGAAAAGCAAATAGACCTGAAAAGGTTTATACATGCACCGAATGTAAGTTGAACCACTTTATTCTAAAAACGAAATGACCCCCGAAGAAAAAGAACACATAGCCTTTGCCGAATGGATACAATGGAAGTATCCTGAGTTAAGGTTTAACGTAGACTGCTCAGGCATGAGAATAAGCATGGGATTACGCATGAAATTAAAGCGTATGCGTAGCCACCATAAAAAACTAGACTTCTTTTTAGAAGAACCTAGAGGTGATTATGCTGGCCTGTACTTAGAGATTAAGAAGTCTAGCATCATCAAAAAAGACGGAACACTAAAACCTAGGTTTAAAACCGACAAGCAGGGCAATAAGACAGACGACCACCAAGAGCAATGGCAGGAGATACAAGATTGCCGAAGAAGGGGCTATGCAGCGTACTTCGCTTTCGGGAAGGAGCATTGTATTGAAACCCTAGAGCGATACCTATCGATAAAAAAAGGTGAGAAACTTTCGGAAGGGTATTGCATATAACAAAGTAGTTCATATATTTGCAGTAAACACGGTAAAACATAAAAAATGAAATCACTAATTAAGAAAATCCAAGAATGGGGACGTGCCAAAGGTATCAACGACCCCTACAAGCAAGCCCTCAAAACGATGGAAGAGCTTGGTGAATTGTCAGGCAGTTTGCTCAAAGGCAAGAGAGATGAAGAGATAGATGCAGTAGGCGACATAGTTGTATGCCTTGCGATATACTGCGACATACAGGGCATTGACATTGAGGAAGCCACGCAGTTAGCATACGATACGATTAAGGGGCGCACGGGCAAGAATGTAGACGGGGTTTTTGTGAAAGATGAAAACCCGTACAAAGAAAAAACAGCCGCTTGGTGGTTTTGGCAATCGGACTGGCC